CGCCTCAATCCAGACGCTGGAGCGGGCAGGCGAGTTGGCGGGCGTGTCCATGTCCGGCATCGAGCAGGCAACCAAGGATCTGACGCGTCGGCTCAGCCAGGCGGCCGCCGGGACCGGCCCTGCCGCCGACGCGCTGGACCGGCTGGGGCTGTCCGCCAACGACCTGATCGCGCTGCCGCTGGACCAGCGCGTCGGAGCCATCAACGCGGCCATCGAGAGTTTCGTGCCTGCCGCTGAACGCGCGGCCGTGGCAGGTCAACTCTTCGGCGAGGAAGGCTCCATCGCCATGTCGCGGATCGACACCGCGACGCTGCGCCAGGCGACAGAGGACGTCCTCGCCTTCGGGGTGGTCGTCTCCGAACAGGACGCCGACCAGATCGAGCGGACCAACGACGCCATCTCCCGGCTCGGTCTGATCTGGCGCGGCCTGTCGAACCAGCTCGCGGTTGCCGCAGCCCCGGCGCTGGAGGCGGTTGCCAACGCGATGGCGGCGGTCGCCAGCCGCACCGGCCCACTCGGCATTGCCATCCGTGGTCTATTCGACAACATCGGCCGCCTGACCACCTATGCCGCTACCTTCGCGGCGTTCCTCGCGGGACGTTGGGTCGCCGGCATGGCGGCCGCAGCGCTCTCCGTGCGCGGTCTCGCCACGGCGCTGGTCGTCCTGCGCGGGGCGCTGATCCGCACCGGCATCGGCGCGCTCATCGTCGGCGCGGGCGAGCTCGTCTACCAGTTCACCCGTCTCGTCTCCGGCGCGGGCGGCTTTGGCGAGGCCATGTCGCTTCTGAAGGATGTCGCCGTCGAGGTCTGGGAGCGGATCAGGATGGGTGCTGCGGCGGCGGGCGCGGCCGCCACGGCGATGTTCTTCGACCTGAAGGCCGATGCCGCGTCGGGCATGCAGAGCGCCATCGAGAGCGTCGTGGCTTTCGGCAACACCACGGCGAACACATTCGAAGGCGCCTACGAGGCGATCAAGGCGATCTGGGGCCTGCTGCCCGCCGCCATCGGCGATCTGGCGTTTCAGGCCGCGAACAGCCTGGTCGACGGCGTCGAGGCGATGCTCAACGGCGTGGTCTCGCGCATCAACGGCTTCATCGGCGGCATCAACCAGGGGCTGGAAGCGCTCGGGTCGGAGCGCCGCATCTCGCTGGTGCCCGATCTCGACCTCGGCGAGATCGAGAACCGCTTCGAGGGCGCGGCCAGTGCTGCCACGACGGCGGCGCAGGCAGCCTTCGACCGGGCCTTCGAGGACAACCCGCTCACCGCGCCCGATCTCGGTCTGACCGAGGCGGCGAACCGGGCGCTCGAGTCCGCGAACGTCTACCGGGGCGCTGCGCGCGATCTCGCCGAGGGCGCCCGCGCCCCGCTTGAAAGCTGGCAGGCGCTTCGCGATGCCGTGCGCGGCGCCGATCAGGCCAGTGCCGATGCGCTAACCGAGGCCACTGGCGCGGCCGAACGGCTGGAGACGGCGCTCGGTGAAGCCGGACGCGCCGCCACAGGTGCTAGTGCGGCGGCCGGAGCCGCCGCCGCTGCCGCCGAGCCCGCGACCGAGGCCGCCGTCACCGGGTGGCAGGCGGTCACGGCGGCGCTGTCGGACTACGCCAGCAAAGCGCGCGAGATCGGTGGCGACATCGGCCAGAGCCTCGTCGGCGCCTTCCAGTCGGCCGAGGACGCGGTCGGTGAGTTCGTGAAGACCGGCAAGCTGAACTTCCGCGACCTCGTAACCTCACTCATCGCCGATCTCGCCCAGCTGGCAGCGCGGCGGTTCATCCTCGGGCCGATCGCCAATGCGCTGTCGGGCGTGTTCTCCGGCGCGGGCGGGATTTTCGCCAACATCCTGCATGCGGGCGGGATGGTCGGGTCCGCGGGGCCCTCGCGCATGGTCCCGGCGATGGCCTTCGCCGCTGCGCCCCGGATGCATGGCGGCGGCATGGCCGGACTTCGCCACGACGAGGTACCCGCGATCCTGCAACGCGGCGAGCGGGTGCTGTCGCGGCGGGAGGCGCAGAGCTACGGCGCGGGCGGCGGGGTCAACGTCACCATCATGGCCCGCGACGCCGAAAGCTTCCGGCAGTCGCGCACGCAGGTCGCGGCCGACATTGCCCGCGCCGTGTCACTCGGGCGGAGGGGCATGTGAGTGCGACCCCGCAAGTGGGAACCGGTTGCGGGGGCCAGAGCACGAACCAAGGAGAAACTCGATGGCGTTTCACGAGGTCCGGTTTCCCGACAACATCAGTCGCGGCGCGCGGGGCGGGCCGGAGCGGCGCACGCAGATCGTCGAGCTCGCCTCGGGCGACGAGGAGAGGAACGCCAGCTGGGCGAACTCGCGCCGCCGCTACGACGTCGCCTACGGCATCCGCCGCGCGGACGATCTGGCGGCGGTCGTGGCCTTCTTCGAAGCGCGCAACGGGCGGCTCCATGGTTTCCGCTTCAAGGATTGGGGCGACCACAAGTCCTGCCTGCCGTCCCAGACGCTAGCGCCGACCGATCAGGCGATCGGGACCGGCGACAGCACGACGACCGCCTTCCAGCTGGTAAAGCGCTATGCCTCCGGGGCGCAGTCCTGGTCGCGCGCCATCGCCAAGCCGGTGGCGGGCACCGTGCGCATCGCGCTGTCAGGCGTCGAGCAGCCCTCTGGCTGGTCGGTCGACACCGCCATCGGCGTCGTCACCTTCAGCGCCGCGCCGGGCGCTGGCGTCGCGATCACCGCGGGGTTCGAGTTCGACGTGCCGGTCCGCTTCGACACGGACGCGCTCGACGTGACGCTCGACCTCGAACGGCTGGGCTCGATCACCTCCATCCCGCTTCTGGAGATCCGACGATGAACGACACCGGCAGCTTCGTTGCGGCCGTGCTGCGCGAACTCGCGGCCTCGACGGCGGTGATCCTCGCCGCCTGGGGTGCGCTCGGCGGGGCAACGAACGCGCTGACCACGAAGATGCGGCTGCGCGACGCGCTGCGGCACATCTTGCTCGGCGGGCTGATCGCGGCCGGGATGGGCAGCCTTTCCATGGCCGTGATCACCGCCTGGCTCAGCCTTCCGCCCGAAGCAATCCCGGCGGGCGGGGCAGCAGGCTCGGCCGCCTATCTCGTCGGCGTCTTCGGTCCAGCCTTCATCGAGATGCTGCTCGCCCGACTGCGCCGCGCCAACGAAGGCGGCGGCGATGAATGACCTTCTCCGCCTCGCGCGCTCCCTTCGCTGCGACCCCGCCGACCCTCGGCAGGCCTTCACCCATCGCCTGCGCATCGGTCTTGCCGTCGCGGCGCTGATCCTGATCCTCTCGCTTCTCCGGTAATCCCATGCACATGACCGACCGGGGCCTCTTGGCCCTCGTCCGGCACGAAGGCATCGTGCCCGGGCCCTATCTCGATGTGAAACAGGTATGGACCTTCGGCATCGGCCACACGGCCGCGGCCGGGCCGCCCGATCCGGCCACGATGCCGCGCGGCATGCCCGCCGATCTCGACGCCGGGATCCGCGAGGCGTTCCGGGTTTTTCGGGCCGACCTCGCGCGCTACGAGGCGGCCGTCCTGCGCGCCGTGAAGGTGCCGCTGACGCCGCACGAGTTCGATGCGCTGGTCAGCTTCCACTACAACACCGGCGCCATCGCGAAGGCCGCGCTGACCCGGCGCCTTAATGCCGGCAATCGCGTTGCAGCCGCCGACGCGTTTCTCAACTGGCGGCGACCGGCCTCGATCATTCCGCGCCGGGAAGCCGAGCGCGACCTGTTCCGCCACGCCCGCTATCCCGGCGGCACCATCCCTGTCTGGTCCGTGGACCGCACGGGCCGGGTGGACTTCTCGCGACCGGTCCGTCGCCTGACCGAGGATGTGAACCGCCCCGGGTTTACCGGAGGGTGATTTGTTCGACGATCAGGCGACGATATCGATCTTGGTCACATTTGCATAGAACGTCTCCTCTGCTTCTGCGGGCGGGATGTATCCGATTGGGGCGAGCAGTCGGCGGTTGTTGTACCAGTCGACCCATTTCAGGGTTTCCCATTCGACTTCGCGCATCGATTTCCACGGGCCGATCTGGTTGATGACCTCGGTTTTGAACAGGCCAATGACGCATTCGGCCAAGGCGTTGTCATAGGCGTCACCGACCGTTCCGACCGAGAGATCGATCTCGGCCTCCGCCAGGCGCTCGGTGTATTTGATGGAAAGGTATTGTGAGCCGCGGTCCGAATGATGGATCAGCGCTTTGTTATCAGGCATTTTTCTCTGCCAGATTGCTTGATCCAGCGCGTCGAGGACAAACTGGGTCTTCATTGATGTCGAAGCGCGCCACCCGACGATCCGCCGCGCGAAGACATCGATCACGAAGGCAACGTAGACCGTTCCGGACCAAGTCGGCACATAGGTGAAGTCTGAAACCCACAGTTTGTTTGGCCGATCCGCCTTGAACAGGCGGTTCACCTTGTCGTCCGGGCAGGGCTGGGACGTGTCCGGGTTGGTCGTGACGATTTTTTTGCCGCGAACCGCCCCCTTGATCTCCAGGCTGCGCATCAACCGCTCCACAGTGCAGCGGGCGACATCTTCCCCCTCCCGCCGCAAGACATGCCAGATCTTGCGCGCGCCATAGAGCTTGCGGTTGTCCCGCCAGGCCCCGTCGATCTTGAGGCTCAGGGCGGCGTCGGACTTGGCCCGGGCCGACGCGCGCTCAGCATCACGCACGATGGCGCGCCGGTCATAATAGGTGGAAGGAGCGAACTGCAGTGTCCGGCAGATCGGCTCGACCCCATGCATCTCGCGATGTTCTTCAATGAAAGCAGTCATTTGCGAAACGGGCGGTCGAGCTCCGCCTGAGCAAAATACGCTGACGCCTTCTTCAGTATCTCATTGGCCTGCCGCAGTTCCCGGTTCTCTCGCTCAAGTTCCTTGATCCGCGCCTTCTCGGCGCTTGTCTGGCCCGGCCGCTCGCCGCCATCGCGCTGGCCCTGCCGCACCCACACGCGAAGGCTGTCTGGCGAACACCCCAATTTGCTTGCGATCGCCGTCAGCGCCGCAGCTTCGCTTCGATACTCATCGCGGTGTTCTATCGCCAGCCGCACCGCGCGTTCGCGAAACTCGGGTGAATACGGCTTCGAGGTCTTCTTCTGTGTCTGTTCCATAACGGGCAATCCTCCGAGAGTTTTGCCCTCCGGTAAACCCGGGGCGGTTCAGATGAGGCTCTGGCCTTGGCTCGCGGGCCGTCGCCGACGCCGCCGGTCCTCAAGCCTGTGCCCGACGCGTCGACCGGCTGGGTCTCCCGGCTGGCCGCCTTCTTCTCCACCCTGATCCGGAGGGCGTGACTCATGCGCTACGTTCGACCCAACTCGCTCACCTGGTGGGCGGGACTTCTCGCTATGCTCACCGGCATTGCCGCTCTCGCGCTGCCCGCAACCGGTCCGCTGAGCGAGCTGTCCCGCTTCATCGCGCTGCTCGCCGGCTCAGGCGATGCCTCGCCCGCAGGGCTCATGTTCCTCGGTCTGGGCCTGATCGGCCTGCGCGACCGGATCGAGCGCGGGTTCCGCGGCGATGCTTGAGTTCTTCGCAGGTGTGGTCGCGGGCGGCTGCCTCGGCGTCTTCGTCGCCGCCCTCTGCGTCGCCGCCGCACGGGGGGAGCGCGACGATGGCTGATCTCCTGATCTGGCTGGTCGCAGCTCTGGGCGCGGTCGGCGGCGTCGTCCTCGGACGGGTGTGGGGGCGCGCGGAAGGGGAGCACGCTGGCAAACGGGAGGCGGAACGCGATGCGATGGAAGACAAGAACAAGCGCGTCGAGAGGGGCCGCGACGCGCTTCGCGATGGCCGCGGCGCCGGCGATCCTGCTGACCGGCTGCGGCGCAACGACGGGCGCTGGTGACGCCGGCTGCGCCTCCTATGCCGAGGCCAGGCTCGCCCGACCACCCGCCGAGACGGTCGCCGCCGTTCCGCCGCACTGGGCGAACTGGATCGCCGATCTCGACGACCGCATGACGGGAACCTGCCGATGAAGTCCTTCGATCCCGCCCTGCAGGCCCATCTCGACGAGGGCACGACCACGCTCGCGTGGTGCTGGCGGATCACCCGCGCCGACGGCGTCACCTTCGGCTTCACCGACCACGACCGAACGCTCAGCATCGATGCGACGGATTTCGAGCCCGAGAGCGGGCTCACGGCCTCCGAGGTCCGCTCCGGCTCGGACCTGTCGGTCGATGCGCAGGACGCCGAGGGGGTGCTAACCTCCGACCGGATCACCGAGACCGACATCCTCGACAGCCGCTGGGACAACGCCGAGGTCGAGGTCTGGCGTGTGAACTGGGCCGATACGAGCCAGCGCTTGCTGATGCGACGCGGGGCCATCGGCCAGATTCGGCGGGGGAGGCTGGCCTTCGTGGCGGAGGTGCGTTCGCTCGCCCATGTGCTGGGCCAGACGGTCGGGCGGACCTTCCAGGCGACCTGCGACGCGGCGCTCGGCGATGCGCGCTGCGGCGTCGATCTGGAGGCCCCAGACTTCAAGGGCGCGGGTACCGTCATCGATCTGCTGCGTGACCGGGCCTTCACCGCCTCGGGGCTCGGCGGCTTCGCTTCCGGCTGGTTCACCTTCGGCACGCTTGACTGGACGAGCGGCGCGAACACGGGACGGCGCACCGAAGTCCTGGGCCATGACGTGACGGACGGCGTTGCGATCCTGACCCTGCTTGAGCCGCCAGTGCGGTCCATTGCCGAAAGCGATGCCTTCACCATTCGCGCTGGCTGCGACAAGCGCATGGAGACCTGTGGCGCGAAGTTCGCCAACACCGCCAACTTCCGCGGCTTCCCGCACATCCCCGGCCAGGACGCCGTCCTCCGCTACGCCACCAAGGATGGCGGCCACGAGGGGGCCGTGCTGTGACCTGCGCCGATCCCACCCGCGTCATCGCCATTGCGCGCTCCTGGCTCGGCACGCCCTACCACGACCAGGCGAGCCTGCGCGGCGTCGGCTGCGATTGCCTCGGGCTCGCCCGGGGCGTCTGGCGCGAGGTCGTGGGTCCAGAGCCGTTCCCGATCCCGCCCTACAGCCGCGACTGGGGCGAGACAGGCCCGCGCGAAGTACTGGCCGAGGGCGCACGGCGCATGATGATCGAGGTGGAACCGACAGAGGCCGGCTCCGGCGCGCTGGTCCTCTTCCGCATGAGGCCCCGCGCCATCGCCAAGCATGTCGGGATCCTGACCGGGCCCGACAGCTTCCTCCATGCCTACGAGCAGCTCGGTGTGATCGAGGAACCGCTCACCCCATCCTGGCGGCGGCGCATCGCCTTCGCCTTCCTGTTCCCGCAACGCTGAGACCCCGACATGGCCACCCTCGTTCTCGGCGCCGCTGGCGCCGCCATTGGCGGTTCGATCGGCGGCGCGATCCTTGGCGTCAGCGCAGCGACCATCGGCGGTTTCATCGGCTCGACCATCGGCTCGGTGGTCGACAGCTGGATCATCTCGTCGCTGGCGCCCACTCAGCGCATCGAGGGCGCGCGGCTCGACACGCTGCGCATCACCTCGGCCACCGAGGGCGCGGTGATCCCGCGGCTCTATGGGCGCATGCGGATGGGCGGCAATATCATCTGGGCGACGGATTTCCGCGAGGAGACTAAGACCACCACGCAGGGCGGCGGCAAGGGTGGCGGGGGCGGCAAGGTCAAGACGACCGAGTATCTGTACTACGCCAGTTTCGCCGTGGCGCTCTGCGAAGGCCCGATCACCGGCATCGGCCGCATCTGGGCTGACGGCAAGCCGATGGACATCTCCGGCGTCAGCTGGCGCTGGTATCCCGGCGACGAGACGCAGAGCCCTGATCCGTTCATCGCGGCGAAGATGGGCTCCGCCAACACGCCCGCCTATCGCGGCACCGCCTATGTCGTCTTCGAGGAACTGGCGCTCTCGACCTATGGCAACCGCCTGCCGCAGCTCTCCTTCGAGGTCTTCCGGCCGCTCGCCGACCCCGATACCGCCGAGGGCCTGACCCGCGCCGTGACCATGATCCCGGCCTCCGGCGAGTTCACCTACGCGACGCAGGCCATACGCAAGACCGATGGTGGCGCGACGGTGCCCGAGAACCTGAACGCGCTGGCCGACTCCACCGACATGGTGGAGGCGCTCGACCGGCTGCAGGCGATGGCCCCGGCAGTCGAGAGCGTCAGTCTGGTCGTCGCCTGGTTCGGCGACGATCTGCGCGCGGGGTCGTGCAAGGTGCGGCCGGGCGTCGAGGTGTCGGCCAAGTCGACCACGCCTGCCAGTTGGTCGGTCAATGGCGTCAGCCGCGCCAGTGCCTTCCTCGTCAGCCGGGATGCAGAGGACCGTCCGGTCTATGGCGGCACGCCGTCTGATTTCGCGGTGGTGCAGGCGATCCAGGAGATGAAGGCGCGTGGGCTGCGCGTCACCTTCTATCCGTTCATCCTGATGGACGTGCCGCCCGGCAACGCGCTGCCGAACCCCTATTCCGACAACGCGGCCGGGACGGGTCAGCCCGCATTCCCCTGGCGGGGGCGGATCACCTGTTCGCCCGCTGCGGGTTTCGCCGGGACCGTGGACAAGACCGCCACCGCCGCAAGCCAGGTGGCGGCGCTGTTCGGCGCGGCCACGCCCGCGAGCTTCATCGTTTCGGGCGAGAGCGTCAGCTGGACAGGCACGCTCGGCGACTGGGGCCTGCGCCGAATGGTGCTGCACTACGCCCATCTCTGCGCGGCGGCGGGCGGCGTCGATGCCTTCCTGATCGGCACCGAGATGCCGGGGCTGACGACGATCCGATCGGGCGCCAGCTCCTATCCCGCCGTGCAGGCGTATCGGGACCTGCTTGCGGATGTGCGGTCGATCCTCGGGTCCGGCACCAGGATCGGATACGCGGCGGACTGGTCGGAGTATTTCGGGCACCAGCCGGGCGACGGCAGCGGCGACGTGTTCTTCCACCTCGACCCGCTCTGGGCGGACGCCAACACCGATTTCGTCGGGATCGACAACTACATGCCGCTCTCCGACTGGCGCGACGGGTTCGAGCATGCCGACGCGGCCGAGGGCTGGCCCGCGATCTACGACCGGGCCTATCTGCAGGGGAACATCGCGGGCGGCGAAGGCTTCGCCTGGTTCTATGCCAGCGCCGCCGACCGAAGTGCGCAGGTCCGCACGCCGATCACGGATGGTGCGGCGGCCAAGCCGTGGGTCTTCCGCTACAAGGATCTGCGCGCCTGGTGGTCGAACCCGCACTACAACCGCCCCGATGGCGTGGAGAGCGGGACGGCTACGGCATGGACGCCCGAGTCCAAGCCGATCTGGTTCACCGAGTTGGGCTGTCCCGCCATCGACCGGGGCACCAACCAGCCCAACGTCTTCTTCGATCCGAAGTCCTCGGAGAGCTTCACGCCGCACTTCTCGCGCGGCTGGCGGGACGACGCGATCCAGCGCGCCTATCTCGAGGCGACATATCTCTGGTGGGGTGAGGCCGCGAACAACCCGGTGTCCTCGGTCTATGGCGGCCGGATGGTGCACGTCCCCGAATGCGCCGCCTGGACCTGGGACGCGCGGCCCTATCCGTTCTTTCCGGCGCTGACCGACGTCTGGACGGACGGGGCGAACTGGCGGCTCGGCCACTGGCTGACAGGGCGGCTGGGCGCGGTGTCGTTGGCCGCACTCGTGCGGCACCTCTGCCTGCGCGCCGGGCTGCCGGAGTCCCGGATCGACGTCACCGGGCTTTGGGGTGCGGTCGAAGGCTACGCCATCACCGCGCTGGAAAGCCCGCGCGCGTCGATTGCCACGCTGTCGCGCCACTTCGGCTTCGACGCCGTCGAGACCGAAGGGGTGATCCGCTTCGTCATGCGCGGCCGGGCCTCCGTCGCCACGCTTGCGCCCGACGATCTTGTGGCCCCCCGCGAGGGCGACGTACTGGAACTGACGCGCAGCCAGGAGACGGAGCTGCCGCAGGCGCTGAAGTGGCAGGTCGCCCGCGCCGACGAGGATTACGACGCGGCCCTCGTCGAGGCGCGGCGCATCACCGTGGACACGACGCGGATCGCGTCCGAGTCCTTCCCGATGGCGGTGCCGCCCGAGGAAGCCGAG